CCAGAATTTGTTGAAAGGTCTTGAGAAATAAACCAACCAGTTTCTGCTGCTTGGGATTCCATTCTCATGTTACCCTTATTAGAAGAGCCGCTTTGAAGAGCGAGAATAACACCAAATTGTTGTCCAGCAGTTAAGGATGAAATATCGCCAACTGTTTCTTGTATTGAGCGTTCGAAAGATTCACCTAACCAATATATTTCGCTATTTGTTGTTGTGGTTACTGTTGAGTTTGTAAATATTGGATTGGTATTAAATACTTTTCTAATGTATAAATCAGAAGCAGGATTAAAGTTGAATGAGCTTGTTAAAATTGCACCATCAGAAGAATTCTTTACAATTGCAGTAAATTCTGCGTTATCTCCAGTTGAGCCAACAAGAATAGCACTACCAGTTACATCTAAACCAGCACCTGTTCCTCTTGAAGCACCAGAAAGAACAATTGAACCGCCATTATTAACATACCAAACTGCTGCAAGAGTTCCAGTTAAATGAGTGGAGCCAGAACCAATAATAAACAATCCGTAAGCACCACCATTTTGTGCAATTGTTGCACTAGCAGTTGCTACAGTTGTTTGCCAACCTGCTTTACCAGCATCTGTTGCATTGCTTGCATTCTTACCAGTAATACGGAAGAAAGTAACTGGACCTACATTTGCATTCAAATAGGCTTGGGCTGCATAAGGAGCATAGGTTGGTGCTGTATAGTTTCCTGTTCTCCAAACATCGCCACCAGCATTACCGGGAATTGGTTCTCCAAAGATTTGAACGAAATCATCGTATGAAGCGACTTGAATTGGACGCATTGAAGGACCATGTTCTGCTCTACCAATTATGATTGGTCCTACACCAATTTCTGCTGCTGGGACAACGGATTTGTCAATCTCATTAATGTAGATGCCGGGAGAAATAAAACGGAAACTTGATGCAGCCATATTGGATGAACTCCTTTGAATTTAAATATCTGGTAGTAAATAGTCGTAAAAAATACAAAAACCCATTGTTTATTTAAGAGAATTAATAATAACTGATTCTCTTGGCATTTTAAATTCTACGACAGTTTCTCTAATAATTATATTTGGAGCATCATTGGAATCAGAATCAGAAAAAATATATCCAAGAACATCAAATTTAATATCTGTTACATATACCCTTTCATTATTCTGCATGTTTTTGGCATTATTATTCATTGTAGCGACAGAATCATTTGGATACATTAATTCATAACTGTGACCATCACGACGTATTGAGAATATTCTTGATTGTCCATTCACAGCAATAAATTGTGTAATCATATTATTCATTTGTTCTATATAATAACTTTTTAAACTTATAGTATAGGAACACTTAACATGCACAGGAATTGGTGCAGATATTATTTCATAAACAATTTTTTTGTTTTTAAACTTATCGTTAAATTGCTGTGCTTGTTTAAATGCATCAACATTCGCAAAATCTGTGCTTTTTGCTTGTTGAATTAACTTATCTATTGAGATAACACCAGAACCATTATAATAATCAAACTTTGATGGTATAGATGCTTGATACTTTCCTCTAAAGTTTGCTGCGGGCGTTGTATTTGTTCTTTCAATTGAAATTAATGGAAGTATTAATCTTCCAGAATTATCTCTTAAATCTTTATTGTTTTTAATTTGGAATGCGCGTTCAGCAGAAGTCCAAATAATTGGAACCTTTTTATAACCTTCGTGCGTTACTAAATGAACATTTATTCTTTCGTTTAACCAATCATAAACTGCAAAATCAATTGTTTCTAATTTAGATGGAGATAAAGGAAGAGAAAATGTTCTTGGGTCTATTGGTCTTTGCATTTAGTTATCCCACAAATACCAATGATGGTATTTTCTGTCCAACTTTTTGAAGATTATCTGATAACGTACCTTGTTGCTCAATAATCTTTGGATAAGTCATTTCAGCAAGAATTGTCTTTAATTCATCGCGCAATTCTTTCTTTTCTGTTGCTGCTTCTGTTAATAAAGCAGTACCGTTTAATTGTACAGATTCGCCGGGAATTGGTATTATATTGAACTTAGAACGAACGTGTCCTAATATTTCCTTGCAAACAGCAAGTGCATATCTTCTAATCCATTGCTTACCGATTGAATTTATGCTTTCATATGGTATATTGGCAAATGGAAGAGTATTCATGTTATTAACACCATTTACACCTGTATCAACTCCTTCTTCACTTTCTGTCCAAGGGTCAGTTGGAATTGTGAATTCAACCCAGAACTTTTGTGGAGTTGCAATATTTGGTACTGGGAACAATCTTAACATATTGTTTTTGATTTCAAAAGAATAGTGTGAGTTTCTAGTATATATTGCAGTTTCGTATGCCATTGCTTGAAGTTTGTTTTGCCATGTTGGAATAACTTCAAATGTTGAATCATCAGCATATTGTCCATAAGAAGACATATTGCCAATTGTATTTAAACCACCATAATAACCAAAAAATCTCCACATCGATTGTGGAGTTTTGTAGAATACTCTTCTTATAACTACTTTCTTTGAACCTACTTTACCTGCATATGGAACATTGTTTCCATTAACATCTATGCCACTAATTGATGCTGATTCTATTATGTTTTGTAAATCATAATCTTGAACATCAACAACTGTACTTAATGAAGCTGAATATATTGGGTCATTTGATGATAAGCCACCTTCAAGAGCAAATGCCTTGCCGTAGTTTCTAAAATAATCCAAAGAATACTTTGGATACTTTAAGGCAACATTTACAGCACCAGAAACAATTTCTCCGTCTTGGTCAAATGAACCAGTTGATTTTCCAAGCATTGATGGAAGTGCATTTGTTGCTTGGTGAAGATTAACAAGGTACGAATATTCTAATACTGCTTCTTCGTATGCAGCATACACATTTCCAGTTGTTAATTCAATATCTAATATGTCACCACCAAGTTTTTTATAAACATATGCAACTTGGTCTGCCGCACCAGATATAAATGCTGGCGAATCGGAATAAATTCCAAATGGTAATGCTACAGCAACATCGCTAAGATTACCAGCAGAAGGAAGAACAACAGCACTTAAAGTGCTTGCAGGGGTTAAGGTAGGAACAGCCATACAATAAATAGTTAAATAACTAGATAAATACACAAACTAAACTTTAAGTTTAGATTTGCTGCAAATAAGAAACCCCCCGACATTTCTGTCGAGGGGCGTCTTATCGTTAATAACGTTTAGTTATTAAGCGCCGGATTCTCCGAACATGCCACGGATGACGACCAAACCATAGAAGTCTGGACGAATCATCTTCTTGGCATAACGGGTCATAACGCCCTTACGTGGTACGAAATCATCGATACCAAAGATGGTAGGAGTGACTTGTAATGGAACGTATGGTGCATATACGAAGCCGCTTTCAAGGAAGGAACTTCCCTTACGACCGACGAGGATAACGTTACGGAGGAAGTATGGATCGACATATACATCCCATTTCTTGGAAATGGAACCTACATTAACGACACCAACTTCACCCTTGTCGTCATCAACGGCGATTCTGGCTTTAAATCCTGCTGTCATTTCAAGGATTGAAGCAACTTCTGGATTGACTACGAGGAAGTTTGCACCGCCACGGAGAGTCTTTCTGTGGATTTGAGCAGATACGTCATTGATGGTTTCAATGAGGGTTTCATACCACATTGAAACGTTACCAGTAAAGTCTGGAGCCTTTGTAGAGGAGCCAACTTCTACGCCAGTAAGTTTATTGACGAAGAGGCCGGGGCTTCTAGACCAGTAGAATGTACCAGCAGTTGCACCTTTAACGAGGTCTTCAAGAATTTCACGGTCAATTTCAAGGCCGATTTGTTCTGAAAGAATTGAAGTTAATTCAACTTCTGCATCCAAGTTATGGTAAGCATTGAGGTCTTGTCCAAGTTCTGGGGACCACTTTGCCTTCATCTTCTTGGTTATAGCGGTGACGCTGACAGAATCGACTTTGATATCGATTTCTGGGATTGCAGTATTACCTTCCAATCCCCATGTATCAGTACCGACTACTGCACCAAGAGCGTTG